TGGATTCGACGGGATTTGCGAAACCCAAGGTGCATGCCGAGGGGCGGTTTGCCTCGTAAAAAGCCGCAAAAAAATAGTCGCAAACGACGAAAACTACGCTTTAGCAGCTTAATAACCTGCTAAGAGCCCTCTCTCCCTAGCCTCCGCTCTTAGGACGGGGATCAAGAGAGGTCAAACCCAAAAGAGATCGCATGGATGTCCTGCCTGGGGCTGAAGTGTTAAAACTAATCAGGCTAGTCTGGTAGTGGCGTGTCAGTCCGCAGGTGCCAGGCGAATGTAAAGACTGACTAAGCATGTAGTACCGAGGATGTAGGAATTTCGGACGGGGGTTCAAATCCCCCCAGCTCCACCAAATAAAACAAGGGGTTACGTGAAAGCGTAGCCCCTTTTTCTTTGCCAGTGGCGGCAAAATGGCGACAGCCGTTTGGCTGTGGCGGCACCAGGTAATAAAAAACCCGCCAGTGGCGGGTCAGTATGCAAACTGTTCCTGCAGCCCTTTCGGGTGCGGTGGAGCCGAACTCACTTTCTCAGGTCGGCATACCGAGCGCACAAAAGTCTCATGGGTTACGAAAGTGTGCCCACACTCAATATTGGTGCACTGGTTGTAGCGTTCCTTGGTTTCACTGGAGACCTGGAAGCTACTTCGCGTATGTGCAGAGAGTCCGCACAATGGGCAATTCATCATCTTCATTAACCTCCGCTCACTTTTGCTGATTTCGCAATAATGATACACCATTATTCAATAATGAGAACCCATCATTCAATTTCGAACTCATCTATTTTCACTTCGAGATCCAGACTGGTCGTAAACCCGTTATCCGGGCTGACGGTATGCGTCAGGGTGGTGATGGTCCATTCTGCATCATCAATAGGCTGCTTAAAGCCGCTCACCTTCACCGGCATTTCGGTGTAGAGATCGACCCGGCCTTCTGCCAACTGCAGGGAGAAAGACGCTACCCCGCGCTGCAGACGTTCCCACTGCATCTTTGCTGCACGCTCTGCATTACTGCGGTTGGCGTAGGTCCGATTCAGGACCAACACGTTTTCATCCGTTCCCACCAGATAATCACCCTGCTTCGCCTCCGGCTCTTTGGGCGCGGCGGTTTTCTTGCGGCGTCGCTTCACCTGAGTGGTTTCTTTCTTCTTCGGTTCACGAGTATGCAGCCAGCTGGCGATGACGCCGGTGTATGCCCCACGATCTGCCAGGGTGAACCGGTGACCATCACCTGCCTGCCGGGTAATGGTAATAACCGGCAGCGGCTTGCCGCTGGCCGTTCTACCCTGCCCCTGTCGAATAAACAGCAGGTTCCCGTCCTTCACGGAGGCAATCGCGCCGTACTGGCGCGCCAGCTTCATCAGGAAACTCGCATCGCTTTCGTTGGTCTGGTCCAGATGGTCCAGCGCTTTTTCCGTCAGGTCTTTACCCAGCGCCAGTTTCAGATTGTGGCGGGAAGCAATTTCCTTCACCACCTCGCCCACCGTGGTCTGATGCCAGGACTTTTCACGCCGGGTGTTCAGGGTTTCGCGGAAGTCAGCGCTGCGGGCGCGGATGGTCAGCCGGTCAGGTGAGCCGCTATGCTCAATCTCATCCACGGTAAACACCCCTTTCGGGAACAACGGCTGTCCTTTCCAGCCCAGCGCCAGGTGAATCACCGCCCCCCGACGCGGCAGAACAATCATTCCGTCCGCGTCGTCCAGCTCCAGATCGAGCTGGTCCGCCTCAAACCCTCGGTTGTCGGTCAGCGTCAGTCTCATCAGGCGCGCGTCCATCACCGTCGTCACATCTTTGCCTTCGATGGTGATACTGAACGCCGGGCTTTTACTGGTCAGGTTCATGAGATCGGAATTCAGATTCATGACAGCAGCCCTCCCGCCATATTTTTCACCTTACCAATCGCTGAGGTAGCCGTGTCCTGCAGGTTGCTGAGCTGGTCGCTCAGGCTGCCGAACATCTCAGACAGCGATTCATCCACCCGTTTCAGGGTTAGCATGAACTCAATCCGGCGCGGCATCCCGCTTTCGAAAAACTCTGTTTTGGTCTGGCTCAGGCTCTCGATCACAAACATGCCGTAGATAGTCCCGCTGCCCTCAATCAGCGGCCACGCTTTCCCCAGCTCCGCCATCTGCTCCAGTGCCAGCAGGGACAGCCTGCCGCCGGTGATTTCCGGCAGCAGCACACCGGACAAAGTAAGTGAGTCGTTATCCGGGCCGAGAAACTGCGTGGACGGGCGACGGTTCACCCGGCTGTTGGCAGCGTGCCGCCAGCTGCGCTGGTACTGCAGCTCCTGATACGGCACGGTGCGCAGCATAAAGACGTATAAACCCAGCACCATCATCATGAATCGTATCCCCCCTGATCGCTGTAGTTGCTGCGGGCCTTCGCCCTTGCCCGACGTTCGCGCTCATCGAGCTGTCGTGCCACCTCACGGGCAATGTCCTGCGCGCTCTGCCCCGGCTGGGCGGTGATATGGATTGGTGCGTTAATCTCATAGCGGATCACCGGCGGAGGACTGTTCGCCTTCACGGTCTGCGTCTGGTAAGACCTGACCGGAAGACTGAATGGGTGCAGCGGAGCCGCCTCTGCAGGCGCTGCCGCTACACCCATCGCTCCGGCCACCACGGACGCCAGCGCGGCGGTGCGTCGCCTGCTGGTTACGTTTGCCGGACCGTTGACGATTTCCGGGCCATTCTCGCCCACGATGCCAAACTGACCGCGCGGTATAGCCCCGCCGTTGTCGTACATTCCCGCATATCCCATCGAGGGGAAACCGCCTGGCGGCAGCACAACCTTGCCGTCACTGTTCACCGTCGCGGGCTGTTGCCGCGTCACCTGTTCCGGCAGCTTCGCTTTTGCCGCTTCCTGGCTGACGATGCCGAGTTTTTCCAGCAGCCATGACACACCCGATTTCAGCGACTCCAGCGGGTGCATCACCATGTTGAGACCTTCGGCCAGCGCCTCACCAAAGCTGCGGCCCATCGCCGCCGCACTGCTCAGCTCTTCGGCCGTGGATTTCACCGGTGCCAGCAAATCAGTGAACCATCCCCACAGCGCCTGCACTTTGTCGCCTATCCACTGAAACACGGGTCGCAGCGGTTCAAAGGCGGCACTGATGGGCGCGGCAGCCGCTTTGAATCCTTCCACCACGCCGCCCAAAAAGGCGCTGATGGGCTGCCAGTGTTTCCAGATAACCAGCGCCACACCTGCCAGTGCCGCTACAACCAGCCCTACCGGACTGAGCAGCGCGCCCAACAAACCGGAAATGCCGTACAGCGCCACGCGCAGCATGGCCAGCGGACCGGAGACAAGAAAGCGCAGCACGCCACCGGCAGCGGAGAGTCCACCGCGCAGCACTGCCAGCGGGTTCATCATTGCGCCGATAACATTACGAATGCCCGCCATTCCGGCGCGGAATACCGCAAGTGGCGCACCGGCAACCGCTTTCAGCGCGTTACCCGCCAGCCCGGCAGAATGGTGCAGGGCATTCAGCGGCGCGCTCAGCAATCCGACAGAGCCCCCAGAGGACGCCATTCCCCGACGCAACAGGGAAAGCGGGGCACCCGCCAGCCATGACAGCGCGCTGCCGGTACGTGTTACTGCAGCCGTCACGGAAGGCAGGGTTTTCACGCCCAGCATCGACAGGCCAAAGCGGATCACCGCCAGCGGTCCCAGCACGGCCGCGACAGCCACCGCTAACGTGCCGAGCACAATGGTGATCGCGGCAGTCGCTGCCGCCACTTTCATCAGCGTGCCTGCCAGCTGTGGATTTTGTTCCACCCAGTGGCGCAGCGCTCCGGTGACACCTTTCACGGAGTTCATGATATCCAGCAGCGGCTGGCGCAGGGTTTCGCCCAGGCTGCTGAACGCGTTTTGCGCCCCCGTTTTGACCATCAACCACTGCGCGGAAAGTGAATCCTTGTTGATATCGGATTCTTTCTGCATCGAGCCGTTCGCATCTCCACCGGCGGTAAGTCTGAGCTGGCGCTGAAGCTCCGGCAGGTTGTTCGCAAGCTTCGCCGCATCATCGCCAAACTCTTTGCCAAACAGCATCGTCATGGCGGACAGGCGCTTGTCCTGCGGCAGATGATTGACCTTCTCCAGCACGCGCTGGATGGTGCCGATGGCGTCCGTGGTCATCTGCTTCTCAATCTCTGCCGGATTGAGTTTGAGCAGGTCCATGCCTTCGAAGAAGCGCTTGCTCTGCATGGTGGCAATCGACAGTTCGCGCACCATGGCATTCGACGCGCTGGCGGCAATTTCTGGTGCAGCACCTAATGACAGGAAGGTGGAGCCGAGCGCGGCGGCCTTGCGATAGTCCAGACGGTCCGCCACGCCCCCCATGCGCTGCAGCACGTCGATAATGTCCGCGCCCTTTGACATGGCGTTATCGTCCAGGTAGTTCAGGGCATCGCCCAGCTGTTCAATGTTGCGGGTCGGCACTTTATACAGACTGGCGATTTTCCCCAGCCCTTCGGACAGCTCATCGGCAGGCAGTTCGAACGCCGTGGACGCTTTGGCCGCCGTGCTGGCGAAGGCCAGCAGGTCGCGCTTCTGGTCTGCCCATGAATCGTTCGGGTTCGCCACGTTCATGCGCGCCCCGCCCTCAACCAGCGCGGCATAATCCACCGCGCCGTTTTCCATCGGCAGCTTTTCACTGGCGGCTTTGATGGCGTCCTGCATTTCGTAGAACCTGGCGGTGCGGTTGCCGTTGTCATCACGCAGGCCGTTGACCTGCTTTGCCACGCCCTTCATGGCGTCTTCCATGCTGGCGTAACTTTTCACCGCCGCCATCACCGGCGCGCCCATGCCGACGCCCGCCGCCGTGGTGGTCGCTCCGGCTCCGGCGATGCGATCCCGCACTTCCAGACGGCGGGAATACTGATCGCGGACTGCATTCATCCGGGCCTGCTGCTCGCCCAGGCGTTTCAGGGATTTCATCTGACGGTCCAGCACCTGGCGGGTTTCGTCGGCGTTCTGCCGTAGTTCCCGCTGCGCGCTGCTGAGCTTTTTCGTATCCAGCCCGGCCTCATTGAGTGCAAGACGCTGACGCTGCACCGACTGGCGCAGGCCGTTATATTTACCCTGCAGGTCAGTGACGCGGCTTTTTGCCTGCTCCAGCAGTCGGGACTGCGCCGCCGTCGGGCGGTTGGTGGCAGAAAACTGCGTGGCAAGTTTTGCCGCTTCTTCGCGGGCGGCTTTCAGGCTGTTACCGGTGACGGCCAGCTGCGCACTGGCTTTGCGAAAACCGTCAATCCTGCCCGCCTGGGTATCTAACTCTTTAAGACGGGCGCGGCTTTGCTGGACGGCAGTTGCCAGCTCCTTCGAGCTGGCCTGCGCGGATCGGAATGGGCGGGTGAGCTTATCAACCGCATTAAGAATCACCTGCAGGCGCAGGTTGTTGTCACTCATCGCTGGCCCCGCTTCGCTGAATGGCTTTGTGTCGCCACTCCAGCACGTCCGTTAGCGGCATAACGTCAGTGACGGACGGCGACCAGTGAAAGATGGTGGCAATGTCTGCCACCAGGTCATCAACCGTCAGGCTGTCGGCAAACCGGCAAGCACCGACTTCTTCAATAAAAAAGTCACCACCTCAACCGACAGCGCGGTGAGATCGGCGGGGTCCAGCTCCGCCATTTCCTGCGCGGTCAGGGTCGGCGTGGAGATACGCGGGATGACGGTCATCATCGCGCCCACGTCCATATCCATGATGGCCTGCAGGCGGGTGCCTCGCAGCGCGCCGGACTGCGGTTTGCGCAGCACAATTTCGGTGATTTCAGTCTTGCCACGCGTGATCGGCGTATCCAGCAACACGGTCTTTTCGGTTGGTTTATCGCTCATGTTCATGTCCTGTTAGTGGGTACTGGCGCGGATGCCCGCGCCGTTCAAGTTATTCAGAGGCCGAGGGCATCACGGTGCGCTTCCATCAGGTCTACGCCGTCCACGATTTCAATCATGTTGACCAGATCGACCTCATAGAGCACTTCACCGTTGATGGTTAGCTTTGCGTAGCTGTTGGTGCTGCTGACTTTAGTGGTGCTGCTTTCGCCGGTCTTCCACTCGCCGGAATCCAGCTCTTTGTGACGTCCGCGCACGACCAGCTCGACGGCCTGCACTTCGCCGGTGTCATCACGCTGGATAGAGCCGGTAAAGCGCAGCTGGATGGCGTCCACCGTCGCTTTGCCCATCTGCTTAAACAGCAGCAGCTCGGTACCGCCGATGGAAAACTCCGTATCAATAGCGCCGTCATCCAGCCCCATATCCACGTCCACCGCGCCGGGCATCCCGCCGCCGCGATACTTCTCAAACTTGCGGGTGAATTTCGGCAGAGTCAGTGACTCGACGATCCCCTGCCAGTTGTTCCCGTCGTTAAACAGGTTCAGGTGTTTTAACTTGCGTGGTAAAGCCATGGTGTCCCCTTACGCACTGACCTGGCTGGAAAAGTCCAGCAGGTACTGATCGGTGATGCGCTGGCGCAGCATCAGATTTTCCAGCGGTGGCACCGGCGTGTAGTCGTAGTCGATAGTGAGCTTCCCGGCTTTCAGGGAATCTTTATCGTTCACGGACTCATCCAGCCAGCAGTCCGCTCCGATGATGTAGCCCTGCGTTTTCAGGCTGCGCAGTTTGGCGCGAATGCCTTCAATAATGTCGCGCGCCAGCGACGGGTTTAGCACGCCGTCCACCGCCCACATGTGCGCCTCGGCGATGGTGTCCGCCAGCACCTGTGCCGTACGGGTGTAGTTCTCAAAGGCAAACAGCGGATCGTCGCTCAGGCAGCGGGAACCCCAGAAGCGGAAGCCATCCTTGCGGATCAGCGTGGTGACGTCGTTCTGGTTGAGCAGTCCCGCGTCGGTTGCCGGGTCCTGCAGATCCCAGAACACGTCCGCAGACAGCCCGGTAACGCCATTCACGCCGACGTTGGACAGGGTTTTGTGCCAGCCGGTCTGCTCGTCAATTTTGGCGCGCAGACCGAGCGCACGGGCGGAAGCGTAGGCCGTCGCGTCGGCATTGAGCACGGTGTCAAAGTTGATGAAATCCGGCCAGATCAGCATCCCCTCGCGCTGGCTGAAATTGGCGCGATAGGCAATGGCGTCTTCCACCGTTGTGCAGCCGTAGGCGGACAGATAGGCAAACCCGCGCAGGCTCTGCGCCACGCTCAGCAGCTCAGTGGCAACCGCCTGCGTATCATGCCCCGGCACGCCAAGGATGCGCGGCTTCACGCCGAGCTGGGACTGTGCCGAGAGCAGCGCTTTCAAGCCCGTTTTTTTGCCGTCAGCGGTAACGCCGCCGATGATGTTGGAGGTGGTTTCCGCTTCGGTTTCGCCCTGGGCCACGCGCACCACAACGGTGACGGGTTTGGCCTGGTCGGCAATCGCATCCAGCGAACGGGCCAGCGTGCCGGACTCGCCCGCTTTGCCGCTGGCAGTCAGCACGTCAGTCAGCAGAACCGGTTTGTTGAGAGGGAACATTGCCGCATCGGCATCATCGCCGGTGCAGACCATGCCCACGATGGCGGTGCTCACCGTGGTAATGGGTCGGGTGCCTTCGTTGATTTCGACAACGCGCACCCCGTGGTGGTAATCCTGAGCCATAAGGCAGTCACTCCGTGTAGGGGGGGTGTGACTATGTTCAGATTGATACGCTCGCGGCGCACGCTTCGGGCTTTGTGTGGGGCGTGGCACAATGGGGATATAGAAATCCCCATGCTTATGGCCTTTGTGAGCTAGTTACTTTGTATTAAAGAAGTCACATGACGGAGATTCAAAAAATCCTCTTAACCGCCGACTTGCTTTTTACTTTGTTCCATTTTTCTTTCTCTCCTTTCATTTCTTTTCTGTTTACTCACTCGTTGCATCCAGCGTGAACATGCAAATAATACAGGAAGACAGATTACCAATATTATCACAGCGAATGAACGATCTGATGTCCAGTCTTTTGCATTACTATCGGAAAGTATTAAGAGAATTGTTGACGCGACACCTAACATCAATGGATCAACTGCCTCATCAGGGCCATCTGTTATTAACATGTATGCTAACTGAATCCCACATGATATTGCGAGCGCCGCTGCAACATACACCAATGTTTTTATTTCCAAAAAGTAATAAACGTAGGAGTGTGAACTTCTCAACTCATATGGATTTTGAGTAAAGACGCCAAACGTTTGAAGCATCTCAAAGAAACCCTTTGATAGAAGAACTATTACCAATGCTAGGAATATAATTTTCTGCAAGCGAAACTGAAAATTGTTGGCAGCACCACTAATTTCTTTAAGGGTTTTCCTATCAGTATTTTTAGAACTTGAGAATATAATCTCCAGTTCCTTAAATGAATCCCTAACCCCACCTAAAAAACAGCAAAAAAACCTCTTACCTATGGTTTTAAATCTATAGAACCTCAAACAAAAGTAAATAAAAAAAGCAACAGTAACGGTTGATATAACACCAGCGATATATTCAGAACTTATAATTAAACTCAAAAATTTATCGAAAAACAAAGTCAACCTCACATAAAAAATGGGAATTTGTTAATCATCATACATTAACTAATCATTGCTACAAAACGTTGTACATGAGCCATTTACTTTAGAATGATTATGCATGGAGACAGTTGGGGAGATTACCAATCAGGTAGGCTCGCTAGGCCACGAGACAACGGGAGCGGTGCTGGTATCCACACGAGTCAACAGGACGCGGTATTTTCGCCACCCGTTGAAAGCGGCTTTTTCCTCATCCGTTGCCATATCCAGATCAACCGCATCCTGCAAAGGGGCGATTTGCTCGCTGGCGTCTTTAATCAACGCAGCTTTCATTGCCTCTGCTGCCACGACCTCCGCCTCTTGTCGCGTGGCCTCATCCGTCACCCAACACTCACCGTTCCATTTATCGTAAGGAGTCGCAGGTTCGTAAATAGTCGTATTCGAAGGGTAATCACCCGGTGCTGTAATTTGTAGGGGGTCACCAGTTTTAGTATTCCAGACGGTTTCACCGCGATGATCGGCCTTATATTCCCACCCGGTCAACTTGCCGTTTCGGCAGACAACATAACCACTCTTTGCTGACAGCGGTTTGTCGGTGCAGGCGTTTGCCGGGATGCCTACGCCAATCGGGATGTATTCAGTTGACTGAGACAAATACACCCGTGTCTGGTTGTCGTAGTTGAATACAACAATTTCACCTGCGACAACGGCAAAGCCATTTTCAAATACTGCTGTTTGCATTATGCAGCCCTCACGATGTAGTTGAATGCGATGTTACGGGAACGAGTTTCCCCTGCGGTATTAACAACGCGCGAAGCATCCAGGGTCCAGCGGGAGACTCCATAGCCACTGCCAGTGGATGAAACAAGACCTGTAGTTAACCCGGTGTTCACCTGAGTAAACGCACCGCCTGTCTCGACTGAGCTAAATAGCTGAAGTTGGCCCATTGTTCCCGTGATATTTTGCATAGCGAAGTTTTGCGCACTCAATAACGCTCGCCCGGCATCCACACCGCGCCCATCATCCCAACCACGCATAAATTCTCCGCGTAAGTCAGGCAATTTGAGGCTTGGGTAAGCCACAGCCAGCTTAGGATATTGCACAGCAGTAAAGGCCGCCCCGTTGCATTTGAGCCATCCAGCAGGCGCTGCCGCGAGAGGCCAGGGAATCGGCACACCCACAGGTAGAGCAGAACCGGCACCTAATCCGAGGTTATTCAGGAATGCGGCAACGTCTGCAATATCAGTGCCGTTGGCGGATTTATCCATTTTCCCCGCCAGCGCATTGGTCATAGTAGTGGCAAAATTCGGATCGTTGCCCAGCGCTGCAGCCAGCTCATTCAAAGTATCCAGCGCGCCGGGGGATGAATTAACCAGGGCCGCAATGGCTGCCTGCACAAACGCCGTGGTGGCAAGTTGAGTTGTATTATTTCCTGCTGCTGCCGTCGGCGCTTTTGGCGTACCGGTTAACGTCGGGCTGGCCTTGGGTGCGTACTGCGGGTGCGGATCAGCGGCAGCAAGATGTTTCGCCATCTGGTCATCTATGTAAACCTTCAACTCCAACACCCTCTCATCGACATACTTGCGCGTTGCCAGCACCACGGAGGGGTCGATTTTCAGGGTGACATTTTCGGTGCTACTGGTGATTAGCACCATGCGCACGGTCTGCGTGCGCCCGCTCCCCTCGGCCAGCTGCGGCTTGTAGCTCTCCGGGCAGTTGCCGACGGCAATCAGCGCGCCGGTGTCATCAAACAGACCAACCTCGCGAATCCACCACCCGCCCTCCGTTTCGGGGATCACCTGCTCAGCAATAATCTGGCTGCTGTTCTGCGGGTCGATGTACAGCATATTGAGATCGGCCCGGCGCTTTTCAGCAACCAGCTTTGTCTGTTGGGCGTTAGGTGTCGGCAGCATACCGCCGCCATCGCCTACTGCCATCCGGGTAATGTTCAGCGGCACGCCGAGCGCGGCGGAACTTGCCAGCTTCGCCGCGCCGATCTCCGTCAGCAGGGTATAGAATTTTGCGCTCATGGATTCACTCTCACTGTGTCAATTACGTGGACCGCCCCGCCCTGATAAGCGGTGCCGCTGGAAATAATGGTTTCATTGATGTACGGGTAAATCGTGATTTCTTCACCGGTATAGGTGGCTGCGCCGACAAAATACGGCCCGCTGGTCTGCAGGTTAATGGACATGCCTATCAAGTGGCGGCTGCAGGGTTTGGCGTCACTGATGAGCCGCTCCAGCTCCAGATAGGTTTCTTCCGTGATGCCCTGGTCCTGCACGCCGATATCCAGACGAAACGTGCCAGGCTGCTCGCCGGTCTGCCACCATTCGATAATGCGGATCAGAAAGCCGAACGGCTCCACCACGCGACGCACGGCGCTGGTTGTACCTTTATGCTGATGGATATAGAACGCATCCTGGACCACCCGACGCTTGACGCTTTCCGCCCAGCTCTCGTCCCAGCGGTCCACGGAAAACGCCCACGCCAGATACGGCAGAAAACTGATCGGACAGGTTATCGGGTTCCACAGGTCACGTAGCGACACCTCAAGCCCGGAAATGCCGCTGCAGCTCTGCGCCAGTCGGCGCTCAAGCGGCGATGAGCCGGGCGGCAGCAGGCTATTCATCCGTGCCCCCGTTGGTCACATTCCACTGCGTGCAGGAGGCGGCCTGCGTTTTGTCCAGCACCACATCAACCAACGGAGAAGCCAGCTCCACGCGCTGGACACCTTCGACATGCAGCGCGGCATACAGGGCGCTGCGGCGGATATCACGTCCGAGCCGCGTCTGGCTGGCGATGTATTTCTGCAGGCTGGCTTTTGCCGCCGCCATCACCGGCTCCGCTTCCGGTCCCGGATAAAGAAACACCGTTGCCTCAACGCTGTACGGAATAATTTCGGCGCTGCGCACCATCAGGCGATCCGCCACCGGGCGCACGCTCTCGCTGTTCAGCGCCTTTTCAACCACGGCCAGCAGGTCATTCTCTGCCGTGCCGTCGCCTTCGCGGCTCAGTACGGTCAGCACGACCTCCGCCGGTGCCGGGCTAGTTGCGCTGGCATCTGCCACGCGTCCGTCCGCACTTCTCGTGTGAAACTCATAGGCCGCCGTAGGCCCCGCAACGGACAGACCTTCGAACGCGGCAGGCACGCGCAGGCGCAGCGCGTCGTCGCTTTCCATCACTGCGGCAACCGGCGGCACTGCGTCGTTGTCGGCTGGCGTTACCGTCAGGCGGTTGACGTTGTAATTGGCGGCGAGCTGGTCCAGATCGCCACCGAGGGCATACGCCACCATGACCGCCTGCGCGGCCTCGTTGATACGCTGACGCAGCAGCACTTCGCGGTAAGTGCTTTCCTGCAGCTGCTTGGTGATGGGTTCAGATTCCAGCGCGAGCGTGCGGGCGACTGCCGCCTGCTCATCCACCGGATAGAGCGCCACAAAGGCGGCTTTGCGCTCCGCCAGAAGCGTTTCAAAATCCGGCACGTCCACAATCTGCGGCGCGGGGAGCTGGGAAAGGTCAATGACCGCCATTGTCTGCTCCTGTTGATACGGAAAGAGAAACCGGCGCGCCGCTAGTGCGTTGCCCGGTAAGGTCAAGGACCATGGAGCCGTCAAAATTGGTACTGATGGTGATGGCGTCCAGCGTCAGGCGTGGCTCCCAGCGGCTCAGGGCCATATACACCGCCGACATGATCTGCAGGCGTAGCGCCGGGTTCTGCGGCTGGTCAATCAGGACGGACAGCAGGGAGCCATATTCCCGGCGGGCAACGCGACTGCCCTGCGGCGTCAGCAGAATATCGCGCACCGACTGACGCAGATGGTCCGTGTCCGTAATGGCTTTCCCGTTGCTCTGACTCATGCCGAGATACAGCGTCATACCGGACCTCCCGACGTGTCGCCGCCCTTCATGACTTTGATATGGGCATGGTCATCGACCACGATCCCGTTGGAACTCATAGGGCCGCCGCCCTGGGTTACTGCGCCGTTGATCACCACTTCGCTGTTGATGCGCGTGGTGTCGGCCTCCACGACAAACTCCGAGGTTTTGAATGTGATATTGTCAGCCGCCTCGATCACCATGGATTTGATACCTTTGACGAACCAACGCCCGGTGGCGGGTTCGTACTCAAACCAGCCCCCGTCCGGGTAATGCGTCACGCAGCCGTCCACGGAATCCGACGGCGGCGCAAACTGGCTGGAGTAGATGGCAGGCAGCGCAAAAGCCGTTTCGAGATTACCGCCCATGCTCAGGACCACCACCTGCTCATCCGGTGACGGGCACCACCATGTACGGGCACCACCGGCACGTAGCGTCAGCCAGTTAATCCAGTTGGTTTCGAGGTCGCCCACCTTCACCCGGCATAGCCAGTTCTCCCGGTCCACTTCGGTCACGGTGCCGGTGCGGATCAGGTTGGTGATAAGGCGCATGATTTCTGTGAGGTGTGCGTTCATTCACTTAGGATGTCGATTTGTCGACTTTTACGATAGATTAGGTAGATTGTGTGCTGCATGGCACAATTCGGACTGGGAAAAACAAGATGGATGATGAAGACAAATATTATCAGCGCACACTCTTTGCACTTGAGAGGCGGGCAAAAGTTACAAAACTTGTAACACTGAGTTTTGTTTATATTATGTTCATATCTATGATTTTGGTCATTGGCGGAGTTGTGTCGATCAAGGCCAATAGTGATAATGCTGTAAGTAGATTCATTACTGGGATATTGGACAAAGACAAAATTGAATCGGCAAAAGCCATTAATGCTAGCTTGAATAAAATATTCGACCAAATAAATATGCCGAATCAAAACTCATCAATTCAAGACGATGAAAAAAAAGTCACTAGAAGAACACTTCAACCAGGAGATCTGGTTTATTTTAAAAAAGATACATCAGAAAAAATTGCCGACTCTGTCACATCAATTTTAGTCAGCTTTTCCATACTTATTTTTATTGGATATGTCATGCGGGTCGCCATGGTCTTTATTAAGTACCACATGCAACTTGGAACTGATTATGAAAACCAAAGAATTGCATTCCTACTTAGTAAAGGGCAACCCGAAGAATTTAGAATTAATTTAGAAGCGCTTCGAAACCATACTGTTGGATTTGACAAAACGCCCCTACCACCTCAAGAAAAAATAATTATGGGATTAATTGAAGCTGTTGGTGTTGCAAGAAAAAACACCAAAGGGGAGAGTTAGCTTCTCAACCAGTTTAATAAAATATCGCGCGTCAGTGCCTCCACTTCATCGTTAGCACCCAGCAGGCGTCGCTCTGCATAACGTACCTCCGGCTCCTCACGGCTTACACGATCACGTAAGCCATAATGATGCACCCGCGCAATCCGCTGCACCTTCCCTGCAAACTGCACGCTGGCTGAATCTGCGCTGGCGGCAGTTTTCAGGTATTTTGCCGTGCGTAACTTCGCAAACATCTGCCGCTTAATGCGCCCCTTTTTCGTCCGGGCAGTTACCTTTCGCGGCTCGTACCCGCTGCCGTCAGGGTTGCGCTGCAGGCGAATGTTGTTCTGCTGATTTCGGCACAGCTGCTGCGCCAGTTTCCGCATCATGCGCTGACGTGCGGCAGGCTCAAGATTTGCCAGCAGAGCTGTCAGCCATGCGTCCACCTTATGCAGATTATCCACGTTTCACCGCCCACATTTCTTCTGGTTCGTCGGGTTCTGGCTCCGCCTCAACAGTTGAGATCCCGCCGTCCGTATTGACCAGTACGCGCTCGGTCAGCTGCAGGTTCAGGCTGATATCACACGCGTCGTTGCGCAGAATATCCACCTCAAAGGTGAACATCTTTTCGCGCAGCTGCGGGTTGTTGATGGCATCCGTCTGATTCGCTTTCAGCCACAGCAGCACCGGGGCCATCAGCAGGTTCTGGTCGCCGCTGAAATCCTCAATCACCACGTTCAGGGTGTAACGGTATTCCCACGACATGGACCGCGCGCCAGTTGCCACCAGGGAGCCGTTATCCACGAACAGATGCAGCTTGTCCGGGTTATCGCGCAAATAAGGCACTGCCTTATTCAGGGCGTTGCGTAAGGACTGCGGTTTGTTCACTGTTTCGCTCCTGACACGCAACAATCGTGTCCACTTTGTCAGCACATACCGCCCAGGCGGCCTCGGTTTCATCCAGCATCGCGTTCAGATCGCCGTTAGTGCGCGGCGCTGACGGGTTCAGGCTGCACGGCGTCACTCTGGGACAACCATTTACGATAAGCTGCACCTCCGGCGAGGGCCGGACGTTCCCGCAGCCGGATAATGTCAGCAGGCAAAGGAGTGTCAGCCCAGCGGCGTAAATCCTCGTTTTCACGTTTTAGCTCCTCGATCCGGTGCTGCCGGTTACGCAGCAGCGCGGCTGTCTGCTCCGCTGCCGCATAAAGCCGCATCTGCTCCCGGCTGTTGGTTTCGGTCAGAATCGACAGGCCGATCAGCTGGCTATTTTTCTTCGCCAGCTCCTGCGCGTTGGTTGTCAGCGCCGTCTTCTGCGTCTCGATGGTGTGACCGGAATTATTGAGCCGCCACGACTGCCAGCCTAACAACGCAAGTGCCAGAGCCAGGATCACCGCCAATACACGCGTCATGCCCCAGCCCCTTTAAGACACCAGGCAAGCTCACGTGAGCGCCTGTTTTCCAGCCCTTTACTCCTTTGGCCATTTACATAAATCCAGCGGGGGAGTTGGTTGCACGCCTGCCACCATTGCTGGCGATTAATATAAGAGACCATTGTTGACCGGCAGATCGCACCCGTTCCGACATTGAAACCGATACTGATCAGGGCATCGTAAACATGCTGAGGTGGCTTAACCTGCAGGCAGGCTTCAATCCTTTTTTCCGTCAGCAACACGTTATTGATAAGCCCCTGCGCCGCCTGCCGTTCCGTAATGGTTTTGCCGGGCGTCACGCCGGACGTGTTGCCGATCCCGTCAGTCCAGACGCCTGCACTGCACTGATACGGCTGCAGGCGGCAGCCCTCGTAATCTGCAATCAGCTTCAACCCATCCACGGACGTATGAAGCGACTGAAAACCGGGCAGCGTGGCGGCAATAGCCAGCACCGCCCCGACCAGGCAGCGCTTAACGATTGAAGGATTCATATTCCCCCCGCGAGATTTTGCCGCCGCGCAGCAGTTTGAAAGACTGGTGTTTGTAGTACCAGTTGATCGCCAGCATCAGCACACCAATCAGCACGCCGCCGACCGTGGACGCATCCTTGAGCGACAGGTCGCCCAGCCAGGCCAGCAGCACGGCGATGCAGTAAGTGATAAAGGCGCTGACTCTCTCAAGCGTCATGATTCAGTCCCATAGCTGGACGGTCTGCACGGTGGTCGATGTCGGGAGATCCGGCAGCTCCACCTGCAGCCCGTGCGGTAAAAAGGGGCCATATTCAACCAGCCCCGGATTGGCCCGTAATACCTGCTCCGTGACACCCTGCGTGCGCCCGTAATGACGCCAGCACAGGGCGTCCACCGTGTCATACTGCTGCGCACGCACTTTCATCAGATAAGCTCCACCGTGCAGTGCGGCGCATCCTGCACCCGGCTGATGGCCCAGCGGGCATCCCGCCACAGGTCGCCGCTGGCCTCCGCCAGCTCTTCCCCGCGTTTCACCCCGGATGCCGTGGCGTCATAGTCCTGATAACGCTCATTGAGCACGGCGCGCGCCCAGCAATAGACGGCGTTGTGGTAGTGCTGGATACGCTCATTTTTGCCGTCGAGCACATCCGCCGGTACATCAGCCAGTGCCTGAAAGCCAAGCATTCGCTGGCGGTTGCGGAAATCGAACAGCTCCGCATTTACTTCGGAAATGGCGGTCAGCAGCACCTGCTTTAGGCGCGGCTGCGTCACCGTGCCGTCAGTGCGCATCACGCTGCGAAACTCCGACAGGCTCACATCCGGCCAGAACGGCGTGTTTTTGATGACCTCCGCCTGTTCCGGTGCCGGTTCGGGCGCAACAAACTTCATGCGGTCTTCTCCTGAATAAGTGGGCGGTGAACGGGATTTTGATAAGGCAAAGCCTGTCGCCATCCCGTGCCGCCCGTGCGCGGGGCACGTTCCGTCAGCGGTCGTTGCGCAGTCTGCGCTCCAGCCGCTCTTTGTCTTTCTTCACACCGCAGCGGGAGTCCAGCTGAAGCGCATGCGTGAGGTGATTCAGGGCTGAGACCGGGTTGTTCTCGCTCAGCACCGCGCCGATGGCTTTGTGCAGGCGCGCCCGTGACTGGTCCGGCATATCCTGCCCGATGGTCAGATCCAGAGCCTGCAGCAACAGGTTGGCGTCGAAAGGAGCTGCCGCCAGCATCGCGCTTTGCGCCGCGTCGGCCATTTCTTCGGCCAGTACGGTCTGCACGTTGCGGTTGCCGAGCGGCATCACCCAGCCGTGGCGCAGGGCATGGCGCCCGATTTCCAGCGCACCGGCATAATCCCCGGCATCTATACGCCACAGCATCACGTACATCAGGACGTCATCCTGCTGCGCGCCTCCGGCGGCCAGCACGCCGTCCGCCCAGGCGGCATATTTCGGCAGCAGCTCAACCTTGATCGCCGCCTTTTTCACCGTGGACTGGATGCCCTTGAGACGGCGACGATCTTCGGCCAGCTGGAGCAGCATCAGGTCATAGCCCGAGGCATGGCGAACACTGCCGCCCTCGCGGGCGGCCTGTTCAGCCTGAATGCGCAGGCGGTGCTGCCGTGCGGGACTCAGGCTCATGCGTTACTCCCCTGCAGGCGCGCTGAAATCACCGATGGTGATGTTTTCCACCAGGGCCGCGCAGCGGTAGTCTTCGACCACATAGGCCTCGTTCACCGATTCGAAGTTTTCAATGCGGTCACGTTTCGGGTTGTCGATAACCGAGCGGCGGCGGGTGTCTTCCTGCCAGTAGATGGACAGGTTATCCAGACGAGTGATCAGCACGGCGTTCGCCGGGAAGTACGGCGCGCGCACCGCCTGCAGGCCGCCCATGCGTTTCTGGCTGATGATCAGATCGGCGGCGATTTTCTCGCTGTTCTCCTGCTCTTTGTTGACCAGCGGGAAATACTTGTCGGATAACAGCTCGCGCCCACAGACCACAACCAGCTCGTCATCGTCCTGGAAAATAGGATCGATAAGCTCGTTGACTGCATCCATCACCAGCGCGTCAAGGTTGGCATACAAACCGCCCTTGCCCACTTTCACCGGTTCGATGGTCACGGTGCCGTCGTCTGCCGTTTTCGTGCCCAGCACGTTGTCCGGCGCGTCTTCGCGGATTTTCTGCAGCCATCCTTTGTTCACGTCCTGCAGCAGGACGTTCTCGCCGCGGTTGGAAGTCTTGGCGCGCTTCACGCCGTTGAAGCCGATCATGATGCGGTCCAGTGCCTGGCGCTTGACGATGGCGTTGCGGATACGCACCTGGAAGTCCTGGAACTTGGCCCACAGGTCCAGCTTCGCGTAGGTCAGCACGGTGTCGAAGTTGGTCTGCTCGCATTTGTACTCCACGTCCGCCATCAGCGTCGGATCGGTCGGTTCGCGCTCTTTGGTGGTGGTGTCGGTGGTACCGGCAATGGTGCTGCCGACGCCCAGGCCTAACAGCTGGCCGGACTGTTCAGCCACACCCATCACGTTAATCAGCGTCAGCAACGCGGCGGACTGCTGGATTTCATCTTCCAGCGTCTGGGACACCGACGGCTCCACGGTGAACTTGCTGGCAAGCTCGGTCACGGCCACACCGTTCAGGCGCGCCAACTGCTGCAGGTAGGCGTTAAAGGCAAAGCGGGTTTTCTGTTTCATGTGTTGGTTTGCTCCTCAGCAATTGGTCACGGTGCCAGCCGGGGCGTCACCGCCCGGCGCACGCTGGCGGTAGTCCCGGCGGCTGTCTTCGCGGTTGAGCTTTTGCTCCAGTTCAGCAAAGGCGGCCTGCTGCTCCTGCAGGGAGGATTCCAGCGTTGACAGGCGTTCGCCGTTTTCGGTCAGGGTTTTAGCGGTGCGTTCGCTCAGGCTCTGCTGCTCGGTGGCGACCAGTTCCACGGCCTGATGCACGTCAGAGAAACGTGCGTCGTCGGTCTGCTCTTTTTTGGTGAACAGCGCGGTGACGCGGGCAAACAGGGAGGGTTTGTCGTCCTGGATTTCTTCCAGCTCGATCAGCGTTTCTTCGGCGGCAGAAAACAGGTTGTCCGGTTTTTGCTTGCGGTTCGCCAGCGGGTTATGGACAGCACTGGCGCTGAACGCCAGCATCTCGGTGCCGAGACTCGCCGGATCGTCTGTGGCGGCCAGGCCGACAAGATAGGCTTTGCCGGTGTCGGCAAACTTCGGGCTGACCTCCATAGAGGTGAACAGCTTCTGGCCCTTTTTGACCAGCTCTACCAGTGAGGTGGTCGGCTCCACGTCGGCGTACAGCGCCATTTTTCCTGCCAGCGGACCGTCTTTGATTTCTTCGGCAACCAGTGCCGTCACCTGCCCGTAGCGGTTAAAGGCGCTGTCCGGGGAATACGATTTGATGTGCTCAAGGTTAATGAGCGCGGTGTAGACCGTCGGGTTGTAGCTCGCCGCCATCTGTTCCAGCCATTCGCGCTGGATTTCGCGTCCGTCGGTGGTGGCACCTTCCACCCCGATGCGGAAACGCTTTGCTTTCACTGTCATGAGCCGTGCTCCGTTAGAAAACTGTCTGGAGCCTTATGGTTGCGGGGATGGGGGTAGTGAGACAACGCGCGGCGCTTGTGCCTTTCGCCATACAAAACGAAGCCGGAGAAAGCCGTCAGTCAAGGCCGTAGGCTTGTGCCATGGATATGACACAGACCTCCGCAGACCTCGATCCCCGTCGGCAGGCCATGCTGCTGTACTTTCAGGGATACCGCGTAGCCCGCATTGCTGAAATGCTGGGCGAGAAAGTTGCAACCGTTCACAGCTGGAAGAAGCGCGATAAATGGGGCGAGTACGGGCCGCTGGATCAGATGCAGCTCACCACCGCCGCGCGTTACTGCCAGCTCATCATGAAGGAGCAGAAAGAAGGGAAAGACTTCAAGGAGATTGACCTGCTCGCGCGCCAGTCCGAGCGTCACGCCCGGATCGGCAAATTCAACGACGGCGGCAATGAGGCAGATTTAAACCCCAACGTCGCCAACCGCAACAAAGGCCCGCGAAAGCAGCCGGAAAAAAACCTGTTTACCGACGAGCAGATCGAGAAGCTGCAGGAGGTATTCCACGATTCGATGTTTGCCTATCAGCGCCACTGGTGGGAGGCAGGCAACCGGCACCGCATCCGCAACCTGCTCAAATCGCGCCAGATTGGGGCGACCTTCTTCTTTGCCCGTGAGGCGCTGATTGACGCCATCACCACCGGGCGCAACCAGATTTTCCTCTCCGCCAGCAAGGCGCAGGCACACGTCTTTAAGCAGTACATCATCGACTTTGCCAAAGAAGTCGATGTGGAGCTAAAAGGCGACCCGATGACGCTCAGCAACGGCGCGTGCCTGTACTTTCTCGGCACAAATGCCCGCACAGCGCAGAGTTATCACGGCAATCTGTATCTGGATGAATATTTCTGGATACCGAAATTCCAGGAGCTGCGCAAAGTCGCCTCCGGGATGGCCATCCACAAAAAATGGCGACAGACCTACTTCTCCACGCCGTCCAGCCTGACGCACAGTGCCTATCCGTTCTGGTCCGGCGCGCTGTTCAACCGGGGCCGCGCCAAAGCTGACAAGGTGGATATTGACCTGACTCACCCCAGCCTGGCACCCGGCCTGCTTTGTCCGGACGGGCAGTATCGCCAGATTGTCACCGTGGAAGATGCGGTGCGCGGTGGGTGTAACCTGTTCGACATCGACCAGCTGTGCATGGAATACAGCCCGGACGAGTACCAGAACCTGCTGATGTGCGAGTTTATCGACGATCTGGCGTCCGTGTTTCCGCTCAGCGAGCTGCAGGCCTGCATGGTGGACAGCTGGGAAGTCTGGTCCGATTTTCACGCGCTGGCGCTGCGCCCGTTTGGCTGGCGCGAAGTGTGGATCGGCTATGACCCGGCAAAAGGCACGCAGAACGGCGACAGCGCAGGCTGCGTGGTCATGGCTCCGCCCACCGTGCCGGGCGGCAAGTTCCGCATTCTGGAGCGTCACCAGTGGCGCGGGATGGACTTCCGCGCCCAGGCCGACGCTATCAAGAAACTGACGCAGCAGTACAACGTGACTTACATCGGTATCGACTCCACCGGCGTCGGCCACGGCGTTTATGAGAACGTGAAGGCGTTCTTCCCTGCCGTCCGTGAGTTTGTCTACAACCCCAACGTCAAAAACGCCCTGGTGCTCAAGGCCTACGACATTATCAGCCACCGCCGTCTGGAGTTTGACGCCGGGCACACCGATATCGCGCAGTCATTCATGGCAATCCGCCGGGCCACCACCGCCAGCGGCAACCGCCCGACCTACGAAGCCAGCCGCAGCGAAGAAGCAAGCCACGCCGATCTGGCCTGGGCGACGATGCACGCACTGTTTAACGAACCGCTGCAGGGCGAATCCGCCAATACCAGCAATATTGTGGAGATTTTTTGATGGGCAAGAGAAATAAAAACCGCGCTGCAGCCGCGCATAACGTTCAGCACAGCGGCGCGACAAGAGCAGAAGCTTTCAGCTTTGGCGACCCGATCCCGGTGCTGGACCGTCGCGAGCTGCTGGATTATGTCGAGTGCGTGCAGATGGACCGCTGGTATGAGCCGCCGGTGAGTTTTGACGGGCTGGCGCGCACCTATCGCGCCGCCGTGCATCACAGCTCGCCGATTGCTGTGAAACGCAACATTCTGACCAGCACCTTTATCCCGCACCCGTTACTTAGCCAGCAGGCGTTCAGTCGGTTTGTGCAGGACTATCTGGTGTTCGGTAACGCCTATCTGGAGAAGCGCACCAACCGGCTCGGCGGCATTCTGTCGCTTGAGCCATCACTGGCGAAATACACCCGTCGCGGTGTGGATCTGGATACCTACTGGTTTGTGCAGTACGGCATGACCACGCAGCCGTATGAGTTCACCAGAGGCAGCATTTTTCACCTGATGGAGCCGGATTTAAACCAGGAAATTTACGGCCTGCCGGAATACCTGTCGGCCATCCCTTCCGCGCTACTGAACGAGTCCGCCACGCTGTTCCGCCGTAAGTATTACATCAACGGCAGCCACGCGGGGTTCATTATGTATATGACCGATGCGGCGCAGAACCAGGAGGACGTGAACAACATCCGCCAGGCGATGAAAAGCGCCAAAGGGCCGGGCAACTTCCGCAACCTGTTCATGTACTCGCCCAACGGTAAAAAGGACGGGATTCAGATCATCCCGCTTTCAGAGGTGGCGGCAAAAGATGAGTTTCTGAACATCAAGAATGTAAGCCGTGATGACATGATGGCGGCGCACCGCGTGCCACCACAGATGATGGGGATCATGCCGAGCAATGTTGGGGGGTTTGGGGATGTGGAGAAGGCGAGCAAAGTGTTTGTGCGAAATGAGTTAATTCCTTTGCAAAAGCGCTTGCAAGAAATTAACACTTGGTTTGATGAGGGAATAATTAAGTTTCAAAATTACACTTTGGATTGAAAAAGGGCCTCCACGGCCCTTTCTTTAAAAAAATCACTTCCGACTAAACATTAAACCTGTTGCTGTTTTTTTGTAATTATTCATTTTCTCTTGATTATTTTTAAAGCTGGTACGTATATCCTTTAGGGTAGGTAATCCTATACTGCCTAAAACTACACTTGCCATAGCAAGCTCAGGTTTGTTAACCAATGCAGAAGCCATTCCAAATGCACCATTCACTATAAACGGAACAACTTCAACGCCCAAAATCTTCAGCTTATCTCTTTTTACTTTTGCTAAGAAACGTTGATGCTGAATGAATGCTCTATCAACATTATCAATAACTCTTTGTGATGTTGCATCGTAGTTACTTGGCGATGTATTAATCAATTCAGAAACACCGCTCGACAAAATATCCCTAACTTCTGGCATTAAACCATTACGACGTATATCTAATATATTCTTTGTAGGAACATTGCCGAACCATGAAAACCCATCATTCATTCCCTTAGATAAAGCATTAACCATATGAAGGTTCTTCAAAGCTGCTTCATCAAATTTAAAACCTAAAGCTTCATATTCCATTAACCATTTATAGTATGTCCAAGAAGTATCGGCATTAATATATGGTGTACTTCTTAACTCTTGAGCATTAATCCTTGCAGCTAGAGCTTGGGGCATACGCCCGACACAAGAGAGCATTACTTCAATTCCGGGGGTATCTTCAAGAACAGGAGTCATTAGCCTTTCTTTACTTGCCATATGCTTTTCTAACTGAGCGCGACCAGCTGGTCCCCATTCTGTGTCAAAGAGCAATCTATCGGGGCGTTTCAATTCTTTAAATAATTTATCCAAATCAGTTAAGGAAGAGCTAAACTCATGGAAATCGTCCATACTATCAAATTCACGATCATATAGATAATGCGCATGCGCAAGGATGAATGGTAATGAACGTTGATGGAGTTCCTCTTGACTCTCTTCTTTAAAATTGTTTTTTTCAGGTAGAACAAGAGCAATAGCAGGTTCAATTTCCTCTAATGCAAGCTCACGATAAGTCATACATGTTAGAACGTGTTTAATTAATAAGTAACAAAAGTACTTCTTATCAGTCACACCATGCAGCCCTCCAACTCTTAGGATGGGACAAGGCAAGATAATTGTATCTATATATAAGCCTGTAGTTGATACCGCATTTTCACTATAAGATGGGAATAGATCACCTGCAAAATTTGCTTTTAGCTGCTGTCCATCTTGTAAATGAACCTCGCCTATTTCATAGACTGTCGACCAAAAACCTCTAACATCATTTAATAAATCGGGAAATATTTCATCGATATGTTTTACGATATCTTCTTGTTCAGAAACTGCATGAGCTATCTGATAGGGTTCAGCCTTGCTTTTTATCATATTTTCATAAAAGGTTGCAAAATTTCCGAATAAAATTCGGAAATACGTTTCTTGAAAGTCAACGATAGTATATTTTTTTTTGATTTCGTTACGTTCAAAAAAGTGTTGTACCGCTACGCCCATTGCTCTTATACGTCCGTCAACAGTAGCTGGGTCGACTTTACCATCAGCACGAAGTCTGATTTTTTGGAAGCTTTCTTTGAAGCCAGCCTCTAGATGATTGGAAATAAATAGCTTTCCAGCCTCAAACTGACTTTGAATCAAAAATACCCTATCGGTCAAATCCGCAATGTATGATTCATCAACGTCTCTATTCATAACTTCTCCAGTTTAAGCCTACAATTCGAAGGGTAATAGAATGGAAAGCTATCATTGATCCTGCTTTAGTCGAATACAACCATTTCCATCATTTGCGCGCGCTCGTATCCCCGCCACGCCTGCCCGCTTTGTGTAGTGGTTTTCATGCACCTGCGTGACACAAGCAAAAGCCCGCCAATTCTGGCGGGCTTCATCGAAAACGATCCTCGAACGATCATGCGATCTCATGCAGCATGGTCATGCATGCTCCTATACTTTCTTATCCTTAGTCTCTTCTGACTCAGAGCAATCATCAAAAGATAAGTAGGTCCCAGTATCAAAGAGGGAAACCGCCTCTACCTGATCCATAGGAATGACGTGCCTGAAATGCTGCAAATTCAACCCCTCTGAATCCGCAGTAATACCCTTCGCCAAATATAACTCATAGTAACGATGCTGCTCATAATAGCGGAGAGTATCTTTATCACGATAGCCGCTGATATATGGAATGATGGCCAAATGTTGTGTATGGCTGTGTTCAATCCGAGGAGCTGCGACATAACCAATATAGACCTTTCGTGATTTAAGCGTTACGAAGATCAGCATATCTTCATCAATAGCTTGTACAAGAAGAGACTCGACACCATCCATTGAAGCCATCTCTCTGTAAGCGGCTTGTCTTACCTCTTCTTTTTCGAGTGATTTTCTAGCATTCTGGCCAGCGGCGTAAGCTAGCAAGCACGACATCCCCATGGAAAATGCAAACAACAATGGATAATTCATGACTTCTTTAACCGTCAGCCATGAGTAAATGTCTTTCATGCCGTATGTCGGCCAGATTAGGTGAGGCAACGAGATAATTAAGCTGATCAGCCAAAGAGAAATGTATAGAGCGAAAATGACGCAGAAACCTTGAACAACAAACTTACAACCGTGCATTGCAACATAGAAGTAAGAAGTCCAGCCGTTGGTTCTTGCGTGACGTATGCGGGATTGATAGTGATTTTCTGTGTACCAAAACCCGCATACGAGAACAACCATTATGACCAGTGGTCCCATCGTTCATCCTTAACGTTTAGCGGCCAGTTCCTTCATGCGAGCTTGCATGGAATCACGAACTTGTTTGTTATTCATGTTGAGAACAGCATTTCCATTAGCATCAGTAGTGATTTTGCTGTTGTTAGACTGCTCAATGTCTTGGCGGATAACATTCTGCATCCAACGCCCTGGGACTGTAGCAAATTTTCCAAACATCTTAGTCATACGCCCTCCTCGCTGTGCCTACATTGCATGTTGCATTGCAGTTAATTCTTCTTGTTATGACCTTATTGTAGAACAATGCCGGGTCGCAAACATCTTGTAGATTCGTTTATCTATCCCATTTTCATGATCAGGACAAGAAAAACCGCTCGTTTCTCAACCGACACTGTTCAAAAAGGCATATGTAGTGTTTCTACACTGAAAAAACAACTAACGCCTCGTTACACTCGTTGTTCAACCTTACTGGCGCCAGAATCAAGTTCCCACGCCAGCAACGTTCCAGCAACTAGCTGGGAAGATCCATCGAACGGCTGTATTCATGAGCACGAATTTTCGCCATCAGTTCGTCCGTCAACTCAGAAACCCACTGGATAGCCATACGCTTTTCTTCATCATCACACTCACTAGCCGCTACAAGCTTGATAAAAAAATCAATGCGCTGGAGCTTCAACGACTCCAAAAGATAGTCCTGCATCTTCCCTCCTGTTCATACTACTGGATAAACAACTGAATACATATCCACTGGTTTTATATGCAGTATATAATAAGTTTCCAATTGTAAAATCATTTTCTATCTTTCAACCACATACGCCCCACCCGATCACTAAACAACCTTAATGTGACATTTTTCACGAGTACCACTGACGCCATTTGTCATCCTCCTGAAGTCGCTGATTCCGGTAGAAGAGGCGCAACCCGGCTCCAGATGGCAGGCTGCCACCACGCAGAAGAAGATCCACTTCCATTTCACTGGCATCAAAGCCTCTGGACCCCAACTCCATATCGAGCTGCAGGCGCTGGTGATCAGTAATTTCCTGTTTGTACCCTTTCCGGCGCTTCGGTTTGACCAGCCGCATCCTTGCAGTAAGCTCGCGCAACTCCTTTTTGCTAATGTTTTCGAAGTCCGGCAACGCAGGAGGTTCTTCGTTACCTTGAGATTCGCCCCCTGTCTGGTACATTTTTTCAACAGGGGGACAGTTATTGCCACGAGTCCAAGGGGCGCAAGCGCCCTGGTCGGCTACCGCCTCCTGAACGTCAACGGCCTTACGAACCTTTTTCCACTTCATCGCGTGCGTGCAAATCTTGCCCTCTACAATCGGGGACCAGATGCCATAGATACGGATACCGTGATCGCCGTAGGCGCTCGGTTCGTCGTTAAGCTCATAAGCCGTGCGGACAAGGTGATGTTTGCGGGGAACTAGTACACCGCCCTGCTTCATGATGTAGGTGGCAAAGCAACCCGCATCTGCAGCTGCCAGTACCGCATCCAGACGCGGATTATCCAGTACCGGCGCACCCGCTTTACGTCCGCCCTGCACTCTCGCCGCCTGACCAGCCAGCAAGCGCAGCTCGCGGTATGCTTGACGACCCGGAATACCAAAGAAACGAAATTGCTGGACACGGTGCAGTGACGCCCAGGCGCTGACATGCTCGGCGCTGTCACGCAGTGATCTGCCGGTTTCTTTACTGATTTCTTTAGCCAGCCCGCGCCCGTCGATGTTCTTACTGATGTATTTGGCAATGTAGCTGGTCGGCGTGCCCTTGCGCGGGTTGATAATCTCGGACTTGAAACGCGGCCCCGTATTGTTGCCCAGCTCCTCGCGGTCTTCACGGATGGCAAACTTACGCAGCAACGCGGTGATGGAACGACGATCTTTTTTGCGCATAAAGCACAGAAGATGCCAGTGCACGGTGCCGTCATGGTGTGGCTCTGCAACGCGGACGCCGTACCAGCGCAGCCCGGCCTTGTGCATGGCCTTGCGGAAAGCGGCGAATGTATCAACCAGATAGTCACTGCTCTGTCGGACAGTGGCGCTGGTCCATTTCGGATTAGGTCTGCCATTGTTGAGGGTTGCGTGAAAGCGTGACGGGCAGGTGATGGTATAGAACACGGCGCAGTCTCCGCGCATTTCCGCGATCAGCTCCAGCCCTTTAACACAGGCCATCATTTCATTACGGCGGTGCGCCGGGTTGCTGTTGCTGGCGTTCAACACATCTTCCATGTCCAGCGTGTCACCGTCTTCGTTGACCAGCTCATGCGAGCGGAAGAACTCCAGCGATTTGCGGCGCTGCTCGCGTTTGTGGATCACGGCTTCATAGCTGACATACGGGGACGCTTTCCTGTTGACCAGGCAGACGGCACGCAGCTGCTCCTCCCGCCACTCACAGCGCATCTGCCACAATTTGCGATACCACCAGTCCGCGCACAGCATGCGCGCCAGCGACGGTGGGATCAGTTCATAAGGCACCGGCTTGCGGCGGCGCTTTTTGCGGCGTAACTGCTCAAAGGCAGGCGGGATGACCTCAAGGCGCATGACTTCTGCAGCAACCCTTTCCCATGCCTGGCGGATTTCTTCTGGTTTAACATCGTCACTGACAAACAGATCACCGCAGGCCGCATCAAGACACATGCTCATATGTGCCGCAACCAGCGTGGAAAGGCGCTTGACCTGCTCCTGATTCATTTCAGGCAGTACCAGCAGCCCCTCCAGCCCGTCCTGGCTCGCCATGAACCGGAAAGACGCAGACACCTGGCTGTCACGCACGCGCTCCAGCCGCTCAAGACACGGTCTGATTGTTTCGCGCAGATAGCGGGAATAAGCTTTAGCCCTGCCCAGGCTATGGAAGTATTTAATCCGCTCCAGCAGAGGCTTGCTGATATGGGCAGGCATGGCGCTTACATCGGCAATAATCACCAAATCGGGATTAACGCGCTGCTGTTCGCGGGCTATTCTGGCATGACTAATCAGCCGATCCTGCTCCATTTCACGCTGGACAGGATCGCGGGGTTCATTGAAGAAATAACGTTCCCAAACCTTATCACTCAGCGCCTCACGGCGCAGATGTTCCTGCTCGTTATCCGCAGCGTACAGAGTGATCAGGTTTGAAAGCGCAGACTCCGGCGCTACTTCCGCCGGATCCAGATACGGGTTAACCGCTTTTTTTGGGGTATTCCATGGAAAGGCTGCGGCGGCCTCATTCGAGCCGCCGG